GCCTGATCGGGCAATCGCTTGCCGAGACTATCCTCGACATCCAGCGCATCCGCACGCAGCTCATGCGGGCCGGCCTCGACAGCATCGCGCTGGCGTCGAAGCCGCGAATCGCCATCAACAAGGCCGCGTATGCGCACGACCCGAGCCTGCTCGACCGCTTCCTTGATCACGAGATCGGCGACGTTCTCGACGTAAGCGGCAACCCCGGCGACATGATCATGCCGATCACCACGCCGGACGTGAGCCCGACGTGCTTCAACGCCATCGAGTTCATGGACCAGAGGAGCGAGGAAGCCTCCGGCGTCACCCGCGCCGCGACCGGCATTCGCCCGTCCGAGCAGCACGACACGAAGGGCGGCATCGACCTGCTTCAGGCCGCGGCCAACGCCCGTGTCGAGCAGGTCGCGCGCTGGCTCGGCTACGGCATCGAGGAATGCTTCGGCAAGCTGCTGCGCACGCTCGTCCGTCATCAGGATCACGCCCGCGTCGTCAAGATCAACGGCCGCAAGCTGAACGTCGACCCGCGCCGCTGGTCGGACGAGATGACGGTATCGGTGCACGTCGGCGGCGCTCAGTCGCGCGAGCGTCAGTTGATGATGCTCAACACCATCCTCGACAAGCAGACCTTTGCGCTGAAGGAGCTTGGACTTGCCAACCCGCTGGTGAAAATCCAGCACGTCGGCAACACGCTGAAGCGCATGATTGCCTGCATGGGGTTCAAGAACCCAAAGGATTTCATCGACGACATTCCGCCCGACTGGCAGCCGCCCGAGCAGCCGCAGGAAGACCCGAAGGTCATCGAGGCCAAGGGCAAGATGCAGATCGAGCAGCAGAAGCTACAGGCTCAGCAGCAACTTCAGGCGGCAGAGTTGCAGGCCAAGCAGCAGATGGCCGCCGCTCAGGCGCAGATCGATCAGCAGACCGCCGCCGTCAAGTCGCAGGCCGATGCCGAGGCGCAGGCGCAGAAAATCGCGATGGAAGAGCGCATGGCGCTCTCGCGGCTCGAGATGGAAGAGCGCCATGCCATGGCCCGCCTCGCCCAGGAACGCGAGATGGCCGAGATCAAGATGGCCCAGGAGCGCGACCTCGCCCGAGAGGCGATGGCCTACAAGCAATCTCTGCCTGACGAGAAGGCCGACAGCTTCCGCCCCGGCGGGCGCCTGGACGCATAAGCCATGACATCTTCAGTAGACAAATCTCTGACCATCAAGGCGCGCGGGGATAGTGAGATCAGACTTGGCTATTTCTGCGATGGGTATGTGGAAGGCCGCGCCACCGTCAGTGTCGGCGGCAGAACCATTGCCGGCGAGCACGGCACGTTAATTCGAATGCAAGAGACCGCAGAACTCGACGAGACAACGCTTCTCTACTTGCAAGTGGCAATAAACGAGATCGTCGAGGCCATGCGATCTGCTCGCACAAAGCGCGCATAAGGAGCACACTGAATGCGAGTTGATGCGATCTATCGCGACGGATTCAACGTCACGCCGTCAGACACTTTGTTGCTTCCCGCGCCAGCCTTACGACGTGGATTGGGGCCAAGGCCGGACTGACTTTGTAAGAACAAGGAACATATGCCACCCAGAGCAACCGAGGAGCGCATCTCGCGTGCCTACAAGACGCGGGATGTCAGCGAAAAGTTGCAAGCCTTGAACGACCCCGACGTGCTCGCGTGGTTTCGGGAAATGGATCAGGAGCTTGCCCGCCAGATACTCGAACTGGCGATCAGACCGGGAGATGATGCGCGCATCAAAGCGATGGAGCGCAAGGCTCTCAACGACGTGTGGAACCTGATCACGAGCGCGCCATCGCGGCACGCTCACGCCCTCAATGAAATCGCGAAACTGAGCACGAAGGACAAGAGCAATGGCTAACGACTTCAACGGATCGCAGCAGCTCGGCGTGGGCGACGGCTCCATCGAGGACGCCGCGCTGAACATGCCGGACGATCTCGGCCAGATCGGCAACGATCGGCCGCCCGAGCAGCTTCGCCGCACGCAGCCGCGCGACCCTGCTTCGCAACAGTGGCGCTCGCCGGCCGACGAGATGGAGCCGCCGCGCAACGACAAGGCGAAGATCGCCGCAGAGTTGCCGCCCGTCGAAGGCGAGGAGGAGCCGGCCGAGGACGTGTCCGAGGTCGATGACGAGTTCTTCGAGGTCGAAGAGGAGCGCGACGGCAAGAAAGTCCCCGTGCGCATGAAGGCCGCGGAGGTCTGGCAGCAGGCGCAGGAAGCTAAGCGTCTGCGCTCCGAGATGGACGATCTGCGCCGCAACACCATTGCGCCTGAGCAGTGGGACCAGGCGCTCATTCAGATGGCGCAGGCGCGGCAGAACCTCATGCGCGAGCTTCAGATGCAGCGCGCGATGCTCAACCCGCAGCCTCCCGACGAGCGGTTGCTGCACGAGGACAGCCCGAACCACAACCCGCAGCGCTGGCAACAGCAGCTCACCGCATACCGTCAGCAGATGGAGCGGATTCGCCAGATCGAAGCGGACTTCCAGCGTCACGAGGAAGCCCAGCAGCAGCAACAGCAGGTTCTGCAGAACGCCCGTCTTGAGCGCGAGCGCGCCAAGACGCACGCCCTATGGCCGGAACTGGCGCAGAAGCAGGAGGCCGAGGGCGTGTTCGACGAACTCCTGCGCCACTACGGCAAGTACGGAGTCAACTCGGATTACATCCGCCAGTTCGATTCCGCTGCGTTTGCGATCGTCAAGGATGCATTGGCCTACCGCCGCGGTCAGCAGGCGCGAGAGGCGGCCGTTAAGGTCGTGCGCGCGAAGCCGAAGCTGGTTCGAGCCTCTGCACGGGACTCGCAGAACCCAACCAACCGCCGTGCTGCGCAGAGCATGCAACGGCTCCAGCAATCGGGCTCCATCGAGGACGCGGCAAACGCGCTCGAAGGGCTTCTCTAAGGACCACCTGAAATGTCTATTCTTACCAACACCGTGCAGACGTTTGCCCAGATCGGCGTACGCGAGCAGCTCAGCGACGTAATTTTCAACATTGCGCCCACGGAAGTTCCGTTTACGTCGATGATCCGCAAGGGCAAGGCGACCAACCGGAACCCCGAGTGGCTGCGTGACACCCTGCGCAATCCCGACCCGACCAACAAGGCGGTGGAAGGCGACGATCTGCAGTCGGCCGGCGGCTCCTCGATGGCGCAGCCGGATCGGCTCAAGAACTACGTCCAGCTTTTCGACGACGTGGTGATCGTGTCGGATACGGCCATCGCGGTAAACACCGCCGGCCGCGCCAACGAGCTCAAGTATCAGGTGGCGAAGACCGCCAAGGCTCTGAAGCGCGACATCGAGATGCGCATCCTCGGCAATTACGCCTCGGTTGCGGGCAACTCGTCGACGGCGGGCGAGACGGCGGGTGCCGAGGCGTGGATCACCACCAACGCCTCGCGCGGCTCCGGCGGCTCGGGCGGCGGCTACTCCGGCGGCACCGTGTCGGCGGCGACAGACGGCACGGGCCGCACCTTCACGGAGACGCTGCTCAAGGCTGCGATCAAGAGCGCGTGGGACTACGGCGGTGAGCCCGAGGTCATCATGCTGACGGGCGCGAAGAAGCAGACCTTTTCTTCGTTCGGCGGCATCGCCACGCAGTTTAACCAGGTCAATGACCAGAACAAGGTCATGATCTACGGCGCGGCCGACATCTACAAGTCGGACTTCGGCCAGCACAAGGTCGTGCCCAACCGCTTCGTCGGCGCCGGCACGGGACGCTCTGCCACCAACGGCCTTTATCCGGGCGCGTCGGTGCTGGTGCTCGATCCGAAGCTGTGGGAGCTCATGTTCCTCCAGCCGTTTGCCACGATCCCGCTTGCCCGCACCGGCCACGCCGAGCGTCGGTTGCTCAAGGCGGAGTGCACGCTCGCTTGCAAGGAAGAGCGCGGCAACGCCATCGTGGCGGACCTCAGCTAACGACAACAGGGGAGGGGCTGCGGTCCCTCCCCGCAACCCATGAGGACGAATGGCCCGCAAGCCGATAGTCGATTCTACGCCCGACGTGCTGGTCACCACCGTCAAAGACGACGTGCACACCGGGCACGAAGCGGAAACCCTGGGCTACCGCAAAGGCGTGACCATCAACCTTACGCAGTTGTTCGGCAGCGCTGAGGAAGCCCGCAAGGTGGCCGACGTGCTGATCAACCTCGGGCAAGTGATCCCCGCCGATGGCTCAAGCGCCATCAAGGCCAAAGAGCGCGGCAAGGCAATTACCGAGGAACAGCGCCAGGCCAGCCGCAAGCGCACGGCAGAGATTGCGCACGTCGTATTCGACGACATGCCGCCGGAGCTTCGGGCGCTGGCCCGCGAGCACGGCGACGAGGTGACAAACCTCTATATCGAGCACCTGCAGCCTGACGGCACCATCAGCCAGGCCGACATCAACGAAATCGTGCGCGCGTATCAGCCATTGAACTGAGACCATGAAGCGCATTCTGGACTATGACGAGTACACGGGCATCATCACGTGGTTCCACGGCGACGACGACCCCGACACCTTCCACACCTCGACGACGCAGGACGTGGAGCCGTTTGTGGAAGCCAACAAGGCGCGGCAGAACTACGACGGCGACGGCAAGGGCTATTGGCGCTCGGGCGGCGACTTCCGCCACGAGGCAACCGTGCCGATGAATATCCTCATGCAGTGGGCCGAGATGGACGGAATTCCGGCCGACAAGGTGTTTTCGTCTGAGTTCACCGAGCGCATCGTAAGGCGTCTCAATGATCCCGAGTGGCGCGCGTTCAAGACGGGCAACTTCAGGATCTAGCCCATGGCTGACGGCATCGTCACCGATTACGACACACTGGTTGCGCGCGTGAAGGTGTGGGTTGCCCGCTCCGACACGACGTTTTCCAATCAGTTCCCGATCATCGTGTCGCTGGCCGAAAACCGCATTTACAACGGCCACGGCAAAGACCCGAACGAGCCGCTGTATTCCGCGCCGCTGCGGTCGAAGGTCATGGAGACCACGGGGACGGTGACGCTGGCGTCGGGCTCGGGCGACCTGCCGACAGACGCACTCGACATTCGCCGCATCTATCGCGCTTCCGATCAGGTCGGCATCACTTACGCCCCGCCGCATTTGTGGTCGTCTCTCGACGCATCGGCCAGCGGTGGCAACCCATACTATTACACAATTGAGGAAGGTACGTTGAAGGTCACTCCGTCCTATGACGGTGACGTGTCGCTTCTCTACTTCCGCCGGTTCGATCCGATCACGCAGGACAACAAGACCGGGCAACTCATTGCCGAGCACGGCATGATCTACTTCGCTGCCACGATGTTCTATTCGTATGCGTTCATGCAGGAAGACAACCTTGCGGCGCAGTGGCTCGCCGAGATGAAAGCCAAAATTGACGGCGCCAACGGTGTCGCGACCTCGCTTCGCAACGGTGCGCAGCGACTGCGCTCTATCACGAGGGCGATTGGTTAATGCCTATCCCGTGGGGCATGATGGGACCTGACCGGGCGCAGTTGAACGCCCCCGTTGTGCTGGAAGCCAAGAATTGCATTCCGGGCGTCGGCACGTTCCTGCCTCTCCCTGCGCCCGTGTCGTCGACGCCAGCATTGCCCTCGGCCGTCCGCGGCGCGGTGTCGGTGCTGAAAGACGACGGCGCTGTCGCCACCTTTGCCGGCACGCAAACCAAACTTTACAAGCTCGACACCGATTTGACGTGGCTCGACGTGTCGCGCGTGTCCGGCGGCGATTACAACGTCGGCCTAGGCGAGCAGTGGAAGTTCGACATCTACGGAACCAACCTGCTTGCCTGCAACGTCAACGCGGCGATGCAATCGATCGACGTGACGAGCGGCACCAACTTTGCCGCGGTCTCCGGTGCTCCATCCGCGCGATATCTGGCGATCATGCGCGAGTTCGTGCTCGTTGGCGCAATCCTCAACAACGAGAAGCGCGTGCAGTGGTCGGCCAACGGCAACAGCGCCGATTGGACGCCGCGGTCTTCCGGCGGCACCACCGATGCGGACTATCAGGACCTTCCCAACGGCGGCCCGGTGCGCGGGCTGATCGGCGGCGAGGTCGCATATGTGTTCCAAGCGGCCAAAGTCACGCGCATGACCTTCGTGCCTGGCTCGAGCTTCATCATGCAGTTCGACGAGGTGGAGGGCGCGTCTGGTCTCGCTGCGCCGCATTCGCTGGTGCGTCTTCGGCAAGACGCCTACTTTCTCGCCAACGACGGCTTCCGCAAGATCGCGCTTGGCTCCGTGTCGTCAACGCCCATCGGCGTCGGCAAGTGGGCCAAATGGTTCCTGAACGACATCAAGGTCGGCACCGAGTTGACGGTGCTCGGCGCGGCAAATCCGGTCAAGCCGCACATTGTGTGGTGCTACGCCAACAAGTCGACGTCGAGCACGACGCCAAACCGGATGCTGATTTACGATTGGTCGCTCGACGAGGCGACGTTCGCGGACATCACGGTTGAAAGCCTCGTGAAATGGCTGTCGCCTGGCATCACCTTGGACGGCATGCCGGCGGCGGGGTACTCGGACCTCGACACGCTGCCGTTCTCGCTTGATAGCCCGTTCTGGAAAGGCGGTGCCTCGGTGCTCGGCGTGTTTGGCTCGGATCACACGCTCAGCTTGTTGTCGGGAACCCCGATGCAGGCGCAATTCGTCACCGGCGACGGAGCTGGAAACTCTCGCCTGTTCGTGCGCGGCACGCGTCCCAAGTGCGATGCATCGGGGATTACAGTTGCCGTGTCGTCGCGCGAGCGCCAGGCTGATGCCGTCGTGTGGAACACCGACGAGGCGATGGAGGACACCGGCGACGTTCCGGCGCACGCGTCAGGCAACGTGTTTCGCGCCCGCGTGACAATCCCGGCGCAGACGTGGACGCAGATCGAGGGCATCGAGACTGACGCGGCACAGCGGGGCAAGCGCTGATGCTCGATATCCCGCAGGAAGGCCCCTATGACCGCTCCATCCGGCAGGCCATCCGGCAACTGATCCAAGGCCGAAACAATGCCAACGGCACGGTCACGCTGACCGCGAACACGACGACGACGACGGTGACGCAGAGCACCATCAACAAGGATGCCGGCGTGTTCCTATTCCCGACGACGGCCAACGCGGCAGCAGCTATCGCGACGACCTATGCCAACGTCGCGGCGACGGGCGGTGCGTTCACGCTCACGCCCGCCAACAATGCGCAGACCGATCGGACGTTTTATTACGTGGTGCTGGGGGGCTGATGGCAGAAGGCAAAGCCTCGATCGAGATGCTGGTGGAGCGGATCTTCGAGTCCCGCAACGCAGCGCATCGCGTGCACTGGAAAACCAAGTCTTTTGCCGAGCACATGGCGCTGGGGGACTTTTACGACCGGATCGTTGACCAGATCGACGGCATCGTTGAGGACTACCAGGGCGGCAAGGGCCTCATCAAAACCGACGCCGACACCGCCGGGCTCGTCTATCACCTCACGGCCGAAGCCAAGTGGATCGAGGACAATCGCGAGGCGATCGCCAACGGCAGTGCGTCCGTGCTGAACAAGCTCGACGATCTGGTGGGTAGCTATCGCACCACACTCTACAAGCTGAAGCATCTGGATTGAGCATGGACACCGCCACAGCAGACGCAGCAATGCACGCCTACATGGCGCCCGTGATCGAGCGGAAGCAAACCCCGCTGATGCTGCGGCAGGTGCCGGTGAAGTACCTCAAAGAAACGTGGCCCTACGTACACGGTCTCGTGCAGTCCGTCACGGATCGCTCGGAAGGCCGCTGGCCCGTGCGCTTCATTGCCGAGAAGCTGGCGCGCGCTCAGTGGCAATTGTGGGTGGTCTACGACGGGCAGTACCGCGCCATCGTCGGCACGGAACTGTTTGAGGAGCCCAACAAGGCCAAGCACGCCCGCATCGTTTTTTGCACCGGGCTCGGGGCCAAATCCTGGACGCCGCTGATTGCCGAGATCGAGGCATGGGCGAAGGACAACGGCTGCGTGAAGCTGGAAATGCTGGCCCGCAAGGGCTGGGCGCGTCACCTCGAAGATTACAAGATCACGCACGTGATGCTCGAAAAGGCGCTCTGAGATGCAGAACAAGCCCGCCACGACGACCACCACGCAGAGCCGCACGCCGTGGTCCGGCGTGTCGTCGCAGATGTCCGACCTGTCGGGCCGCATCGGTTCGCTGGGGCAGGATACGAGCCTGTTTGCCCCGTCCGTGTCCGACACGACGTACAAGGGGATTGAGCAGGTGAAGGCGCTCGGCAACAAGGCCGAAGGCTACGATCTCTTGAAAAGCGTTCTGCCCGGATCGTCCGAAGGGTTCGCCACTGGGCTCGGGCAGCTTCAGCGCGTGGCGTCCGGCGAGTACATCAACCCGAACCAGTATCTCCGCGCCGCGCTGGAGCCCGCAGCGCAGGATGTGATCAACAGGGTGAACGGTCAGTTCACGGCGGCGGGCCGATACGGCTCCGGCGCGCACACCGGGGCGTTGACGCGCGAACTCGGCAACCTCGAAAGCCAAGCCTACCTCAACAACTACAACACCGAGCGCGGGCGGCAGGATGCGGCGGCGGGAACGCTCAACGCAGGCGGCTACACGGGCGCCGGGTTCGCAGGCGCACTCGATCAGACCGCGATGACGCCGGCCATGCGCACGCTGCAAGCGGGCCAGATGCTCGACCGCATCGACAGCGAGCAGAAACAGGCCCCGTTGCGCGCGGCGGAATGGCAGCAACAGCAGATTATGCCGATGGCAACGGCCTTCGGATCGAGCACGGGCACGCAGCAGACGGTGCAGCCGGTCAACAAGCTGACGCAGGGCCTCGGGCTCGGAATGATGGGGCTTGGCATGCTGGGTATGCCCGGCATGGGCGTGCTGGGAAGCGGGCTCGGCAGCATCATGAACCCTTACGGCGGCTACGGCGCTCCGAGCATGGCAGGATCGATGGGCATGGGCTGGCCGGCGGGTTGACCTGATGGGCATGCTGGACGGCCTTTCGCCGTCATTCTCGACCCCACTCGGCAAGATGATGGAGGCGGCCCGGTCGCAGGGCATCACCTTGCGTCCGCTGTCGGGCTACCGCTCCGAGGACGACCAGCGCCGCGCCATCCAGCAGGTCGCACAGCGCAACGGCATTCCGTTTCACGAGGGTCTGTATCAGACCGGCATTCGCGGCATGGCGGCCCCGGTCGGCCGCTCGCAGCACCAGCACGGCAACGCGCTGGATTGGGACGTGACCGACCCCGCAACGAAGCGGTGGCTCTACGAGAACGCCCCGCAGTATGGGTTCAGATTCCCGCTGCCGAATTCCGACAGCGGCCACATGGAGCTCGGCGGCCCACGTGACGCGTCACCCGCCCATGTTCATCAGGGACCAGCGCCGATGGCGTCATACGCACAGCCCGACGAGCCGGACCTCGGCATTCTCGGCCGCTTCATCAAGGGCCTGAACCAGACCGTGGCCTCGCCGCTCTTCCAGATGGGCGCTGGCATGGTCAACGCAGGCGCCAAGGGCACGAACGTCGGCGGCGGCCTTCTGGAAGGCGGGCAGGCCGCAGCGGCGGCAGCGCAGCAGCAGGCGTTGTTCGCCAAGGCCGAGCGCGAGCGCATGGCGCAGGCGCAGCGGGACCGGCTGTGGGCGCAGTTGTCGAGCGGCAACGCCCCGGCCATGAACGGCATATCCAAGGATCACATGGCGCTGGCGTCGATGCTGCCGCCTGACGAGGGCGTCAAGTTCCTGACCGGCGTTGCGACAAAGAACGCGGAAGGCTCGATCGAGCGCGACAAACTGGCCGAGACGAAGCGCTATCACGACTTGATGGACGTTCAGAACCGCCAGCGCGAAGAGGACATGCGCGCAATGCGGGCGAGCCAGTCGGATTCCGCTGCTGCGGTGGCTGAGCTTCGCCGCGAGCAGACGGCGCGCATGAAGCGCGAAGCTGAGCAAGAGGCGGCGTTGTTCGGCCGCCCTGCACCTGCTTCTCCGACACCGCAGTCCGGTCCCGCCTACGCCCCCAACGTCCGCCCCCAATCGTTCGAGGGCGAGGCCGACCCGAACCTCATCCGCGTGCAAGAGCCAGCACCCGCCGCCGCTCCGGCTCCGCAGGCTCGCGCACCGCAGCAGCCCACGATCAAGGTGCCGCAGTCCGCCCGCTTTCCACAGGGCATGGCGACACCCGACGAGGCGACCGCGTTCGCTCAAGAACTTCTGACCACCGAGAAGTTCAAGCCGCTCGGGC